ATAGATGATTCTCAGCTTTTCGTACTTCCAAATTATGTGTTAGATGGTTATATAAATATAGAGTCAAGCAGCGGTACTGCTCAATACGTTGTTGAAGGATATGTAGATGCAGGCTATGTTCTTGTATCGTCTACGTCTGGAGATTTCATTGCGTATGTCGGTAAGTACTTTAATGATTCAGGGGAAACGACTTAAATGGCTATTACTAAACGCAGTGATAAGGGATCTGCATTAACATATACAGAAATGGACGATAACTTTGATGCTATCGCTCCGCGTACAAGTAACACCGGCGCCATTGAAATTCCAGCTGGTGCGACGTCAGATAGACCATCAAGCGCTTCTGACGGCATGTTTAGATACAACTCATCGCTAAACTCTTTTGAAGGATATTCTGGTGGAGTTTGGGGAGCAGTCGGCTCTGGAGGCGGAGGCGGCGGAGGCCAAGTAAACCAAAATGCTTGGTCAGAATTTATTGTTGCTGGTCAATCTTCTGTATCAGCCGATGCAGCCACAGATTCAGTTACATTAGTTGGTGGCACAAACATAACAATTACAACAGATGCAGCAGCTGACGAAATTACTTTTGCTGCTACATTTAACCAAGATTTTGCGTATTCAAGCTTAACCGGTGCACCTTCAATTCCGTCAGAATTAACAGATTTAGGAATTAGTGATGGATCTAGCAACCAAGTTCTTTCAACAGACGGTAACGGTAACTTTACCTTTGTAAACCAAACCGGTGGTGGCACACAAGGTGCTCAAGGTACAACTGGTATTCAGGGTCCTTTAGGTACAACTCTACAAGGTGTTCAAGGTTTCACTGGAGCAAGCGGAGCAGATGGCAATCCAGGTGCTGATGGAGATCCAGGTCCTCAAGGCCCAGCCGGTTCTATTCAAGGTACACAAGGCCTACAAGGTACAACTGGCCAAACAGGATTTGGTGTTCAAGGTGCTCAAGGCCCGGCCGGTTCTGTTCAAGGTACACAAGGTACTACCGGTGATGCTGGTGATTTTGGTCCACAGGGCTTCCAAGGCTTCCAAGGAATGAACGGAACTGCTCAAGGTGTTCAGGGTGTTCAGGGCGGTGTTGGATTTGATGGTCAGCCTGGTCAGCCAGGTCCTCAAGGACCAGCGGGCGATGCTCAAGGTGTTCAAGGTATACAAGGTGGAGATGGACCAGCAGGTTTTGGTAACCAAGGTATTCAAGGTGTGCAAGGTGACATAGGACCAGGCGGAACGGGTCCTCAAGGTCTTCAAGGTTTACAAGGATTAGATGCCGCCGGACAACAAGGTGTTCAGGGTACTGACGGAGAAGGTATTCAAGGCTTCCAAGGTTTTCAAGGACCAGCAGGTTCAGTACAAGGTATTCAAGGCGACACTGGTATAGGTGATACTGGTAATCAAGGTACTCAAGGCCTACAAGGTATTGGTGGTCCTCCGGGCGACGCTGGAGATGCGGGTATTCAAGGTGTGCAAGGTTCTGGAGTTCAAGGTGTTCAAGGCACTGTTGGACCTCTTGGAGTTCAAGGCGATACAGGTATTCAAGGCAATGACGGTGTATCAGGTTTACAGGGCGAGCTCGGTCCTTCGGGTAATCAAGGTATTCAAGGCTTAAGTGGAGCTGATGGTGCATTCGGCGGTGAAGGGCCGCAGGGCATTCAAGGTACATCTACCCAAGGTATTCAAGGTACTATAGGCACAGCAATCCAAGGTTTCCAAGGTGCTTCAGGTGTTCAAGGACCAGCAGATGGTCTACAAGGTGTTCAAGGTACTGATGGATCAGGCGGCCAAGGTGTACAAGGTTTGATAGGTATTCAAGGACCAGCAGATGGTCCACAAGGTACTGCAGGACCTACTGGAAATCAAGGTGTGCAAGGTCCTTTGGGTAATCCTGGCGTTGCGACACAAGGTACTCAAGGTTTACAAGGATTAGATGCCACCGGACAGCAAGGTGTTCAGGGCTTGCAAGGCACAACTGGAACTGGACTTCAAGGTGTACAAGGACCAGAAGCGGCAGACGCAGATATTTCGACTGATTTAACACCAGTGCTTGGTGGTAATCTCGACGTAACCAACAAAACTTTATTTACTACATCTAACGGTGACCTGAGTATCTTACCAGACGGGACTGGTGACGTACGTTTTGCCACGACGATGACAGGCACTACAACTGGTGGCATGGTTGCATTTAAAAAGTTTTATCCAAACACCACGCAGCAGGCAAACCTTGGCAGCCACGCATTATATGCTCACAGTGATACTACAACAACTGGAACTTACGCAAGTATTGGTTTGCATCCAGGCACAGACACTAGTCCTTCATCAAATTCATATACTTGGATTAGAGCAATAAGAACTAGTAACTCAACTGCTAATTTTGAAATTGCTGCAGCTGAAAACAGCGGCGGCGGAGTATATAACAAGATTACTCTTAATGGTGAAACTGGGCTTGTCAGTATGCCTGCAGATATTTCTATAGCAGGTAAAACCACATTCAATGGAATCACAACAGAAAAAACAAATGCACTTACTGGTGCAACTGGTACTGTGGCACACGATTTGGACACTGGGGGGATATTCGATCATACAAGTTTGGCTGCAGACTTTACTGCAAACTTCACGAATGTTCCTACGACTGTAAGTAGAACTATCGGTGTCGCATTGATTTTAAGTCAAGGTGGTACTGCGTATATGCCAACAGCAGTTCAGATTGATGGATCTGCACAGACTATTCTATGGCAAGGTGGATCTGCTCCAAGTGGTACTGCAAGTGGAACTGATATTGTAAGTTTCACTTTGATTAGATCTTCAGGCGGTGCTTGGAAAGTTATTGGTTCTGCAACGAGTTATTCATAATGCCTAGATTAACAAGTTTAACATCGCAAACATTATTGGGGATAACTATTCTTAGAACACCAATTATTGATCCAGGCGAACATGTATATACTACTGCAGGAACACATACTTGGACTGCACCAGCAGGCGTTACAGAAGTAAGTGTCGTTTGTGTTGGAACAGGGGGTATGCCATCCGGTTACCAAGCATCTGGCGGAGGCGGGGGGCTTGGTTGGAAAAACAGTATTTCAGTAATTCCAGGCCAGGGTTATACAGTTGTAGTTGGTGCAAGAGGAACATATGGAAGTTTCCCCGGCAACAGCGGCGGAGATAGTTATTTTATAAATGACACAATAGTAAAAGGCGGCGGCGGCGAAGGTGGAAGTTCCACATCGCATCAGATACCATCAGCAGGTGGAGATTACGTTGGTGATGGTGGTGGAAACGGCGGCGGTAGTCCTGCGCAGTCATCTTGGTACAGTTATTCCGGAAATGGTGGTGCTGGCGGATATTCTGGTAATGGTGGCGAAGGTGGATTGCCAACTAATGACCAAACTGCCTCTACGGCAGGAACTGCAGGTCAAGGCGGTGGCGGCGGTGGTGGATCAGGCGGAAGACCAGTCACCGGCGGCGGCTGGGGCGGTGGCGATGGCGGCGGAGTCGGTATATACGGAGAAGGTGCAAGTGGAGCTGCAGGCGCAAGCGCTCCAACTGGATCGTCTTCTTCTAATGGGGTAGCAGGATCCCCTGGATCTGGCGGATCAGGAACACAATATGGCGCAGGTGGAGGAAGCAGTAATCAATCAATATGTCTTGGTGCTGTCCGTATTGTATGGGGAACAGGAAGATCTTTCCCATCAACAAATGTAGACTTGTCGTCTTCAAATGGAAATGTTTCAACAAATTAATAGTTGACATTTGTTTCACATGTGATATAATGTAAACAATATGAAATCAAAAGGTGACTTATGTTTACACATATAGATCATGGGATTGTACTTCCAAAGCTAACGAGACAAACAACTGAAAGCGGTCGTAAGTATTTTACCGAAGATGGAAATGCATATCCGTCAATTACGACCGTCCTCAGTATTCTCAGCAAACAAGCAATCATGGAATGGCGAAAAAGAGTTGGCGAAGAAGAAGCCAACAAGATTTCCCGTCAAGCCGCTGGCCGTGGTACTGCTGTCCATAAAATTGCAGAAGACTATATTGACAATCTTGAAGATTGGAAAGGCAAACATATGCCTGCTAATATTGCTTCATTTATGGATATTAAACCAATACTTGATGAACGCTTAAATAATGTATGGATGCAAGAAACATTTCTCTATAGTGACAAATTAAAATGTGCTGGTCAGGTTGACTGTATCGCCGAATTTGATGGTGAGTTGTCAATTGTTGATTTTAAAACATCTCGCAGAGTAAAAAAAGAAAAAGACATTACGAGTTACTTTATTCAAATGTTCTTTTATGCCGCTGCTTTTCTTGAGCGTACTGGAATTCCAATTAAACAAGGTGTAATTGTAATGGCAGTGGATGGTAACGAGCCACTTGTATTTAAAGTACGTGTTCATGAATATATGGAACATTTCTTATCAGTGCGAAAAAAATACAAAGAAATATACGAAACTTAAAAAAATCTGGAGCTTATAATGTTTACTATAGAACTCGATGTTTCTCACGAAGTAACCCACGAATTAGTAGTTGAGTGGGCCCACGGTCATGACTGCCGGGTTTTATCTCGACTAGAAGAAGGTCCTGGTGGTGGAAATCCAGTTTACACGTTTGCATCCGACACTTACAATCCTCTAAAAGACCTGGCTGAAGACCTTTACGGTGGTGAGTTGGATAATACATTTTTAATGAATAAAATTATTCCATACGTAGGTGGAAGATGATACCAGTAGAAATTGCAGAATACAAACAAAAATGGATGCCGGGCTATGCTGTTCGGCTCCATAGCGATTTAAGATCAGCAGGAAAAGATTGGTGTAAGCAGCTTGATAAACATGAATGGAACCATACGAAATGGACCAACGTTTACGAAGATACTTTCTATTTTGAAAATGCGTATGCTGGTCAAAATTTTGAGCACGAATTTGCTAATTGGGTGCAAAAAAGTTAAAATAAAATGAAAAAAGGGTTGACATTCGTTTTGATATGATATAAAATGGTTTTGTTTATAAGGAGAAAAACATGGCATATGTAGCACAACTTGACGTTTCATCAGAACCAACACATAACGAAGTATCTCAATTCGCAACCGAGCACGGTTGTACTGCACTTCTTCTTTTACAAAACGGACCTGCCGGCGGCAATCCACTATATCAATTTTCATCCGACAACTATAACTATCTAGAAGAATTGGTTGGTCAAGTTCTTGGTTTCATGGATCCAGATCACATCAAAGATATTATCAGGGAGATCTAATAAAAAAAGTTGAAATAAAATGAAAAAAAGGGTTGACATTTCATTCAAGAAGTATTATATTATAGATATAAGGAATGAAAAAGGAACCTACATTATGACGAAGTTTAACAAAGATGATTTTACTTGGGATGGAATGTACCTAATGTATCGTGGCCGGCACACCGGTTCTCGCAATATGGAAGAAGTACACCCTAATTGTCATCCTTCTTGGATCGGACAGCCAAAGCCCGAGTTTATCGCTCGCTTTAAGTATGGCAGCAAGCCTTGGAAATCTTGGGTTAAGTGTCTTTGCGAAAACTACACAGTTGAGTCTTATATCGCCGAATGTAAGGCAACAAATCCTTTAGCAGCAGTTCAAAAAGTCGGTTATTCTGGAAAGGGGCGCTACTAATGACATTTCTTAAACCATCTCAAATTATTGGAGCGGTGGCTGCTGGTGCAGCTACTGCTTTATTCGTATATTCTTGCCTTAGCAGTTTAGATATGCCAGATGTTTGGTATAGCTATAGCTCTAGCGAATGTGTGAAAGTTTTAAATTATGCAGAAGGTGATAACTATTCTTGTGAAAATCTTCCTCGTAAGTTTAATCATGTATGGGTTAAATAATGAATATTTTTGTTCTTCATGAGGATCCAGTAGTATCTGCTGAGATGATGTGTGACAAACATATTCCAAAAATGATTGTCGAAGCAGCTCAAATGTTGTCAACAGCGCATCGAATGCTTAATGGCTATGTTGAGAAGCGTCCTTCTAAATCTGGAAAGCGCATGATCAACTACTGGGTTCATAACAATCCAAACCTCGAAGAAGTTCTGTACAAAGCAGTTCATCACAGTCATCCTTGTACTGTTTGGACTATGGAGTCTAAATCTAACTATGATTGGCATTACAGACACTTCGTGGCCCTCTGTAGTGAGTTTGAGTACCGCTTTGGTAAGTCCCATATGACTGCGGACAAGCTCACAGAAGCCCTCCAGAAGGCTCCAGATGGCATTCCAGATATAGGAATTACACCCTTTGCTCAAGCTATGAGTCATTATCCAGAGTGTATTGTTCCAAACAATCCGGTAAAGGCTTATCGCAATTACTATCATGTGGCCAAAGAATTTGCTAAGTGGCAAAAAGGACGCCCTGCGCCAGATTGGTGGGAAGGCTATAAAGGTCCAGAGTTCTTAATCGAAGCTGCATAAATATAAAAAAACAAGGAAGAATACATGTTTCTACTGAATGAAATGCATATCTGGCTTTTAGGAACAGCGGTGTTGTTTACTATACTTGGTATGTGGATGTCTGGAAATAAATGGGATAAATATACGTCTGTGATTATTGAAGCTACAATTGATAGACTCATTAAAGACGGATATGTAAAGGCTCGTATAGATAAAAATGGTGAAATTGAGCTCATTAAGTACAATGAAGAGTGATATGAATAAATACGTCATCATTGATCCAGAAGATGGAGTCTTTTTAGGCACCACTGGAAGAGATACAGCTGAAGCACTTATTGACGTTCCAAGAGGTGCAAGAGTAATAGCGCTTTTTTCAGGGAACAACATATTTGATTTAACAAAAGCTGCAGCTTTCTTCTCTGAAAGAGATGCAGACGAATACATGAGAGCTTACATCAAAAGACCTTCTTCTGGTGCATTTATTGCAAAAATTAAAAGCGATTCTAAAGAGCCGTATGTAGATGTAATAGATCTTGTAAAATCTGGATATGGCGAATATGTACAAGACATGATTGATGCCATACCAATGCTTAGTCAGCACATTCATTAAAAAAAGTTAAAATAAAATGAAAAAAAGGGTTGACATTACTTTCATCTTGTATTATATTATTAATATAAGGAATGAAAAGGAAAGCACATCATGACAAACGAAGCTCAAAAATTCTGGCTAAACACTCCTCTAAACGCGGTTTCATTATTGATGGATCAAACAGTCAGCTATGCTGAAGAAAGTGACGATCTTGCTGAAATGTACCTGGAAGATTGGACAGATTTCAGTGTAGCAATTACTTTGTTCCGCAATTCAGATTGTGAAGGCTTGGCTAACCACATTTGCGAAATGGATACAGCGCCTCGTGAGCAATTGATCGTAGCATTTGCTGAAGATTGTGGTAAAAATTTCGTTTCACAAAATTTGGGATGGGAACTTCGTTAATGGAAGAAATTCTTATCTATAACATTGTATTCTGGTCAGTGTGGATTTTATTGTCCGCACTGCCTCAGATCGTGGTACAACATATCATTGATAACCACGAAACTTTTTTCAAAAAAAATGAAAAAAACTGTTGACAAACGAACTAAGATGATATATTATTATCTTATCAAATGAAAAACAACCTCTAAGGATCTATATTATGGCACATGAACTTGAAATGATTAACGGCGTTGCTCAAATGGCTTACCGCGAAAGCAACGGTCTTCCTTGGCACGGTCTTGGTACTCCGGTATCTGACGACATGACTCCTCAGCAAATGATGGAAGTTGCAGGTCTTGATTGGTCTGTTGAAAAAGTTCCAACTTTCATCGATCTAAACGGTCAGAAAATCGAAACAGGTCAAGAAGCTCTGGTTCGTTCAACTGACGGCAAAATCCTAACACAAGTAGGTAAAGGCTGGAATCCAGTACAAAATGCCGAAGCATTCGATTTCTTCACAGATTTCGTATCAGCTGGCGACATGATCATGGATACTGCTGGCTCACTTAAAGAAGGTCAGATTGTTTGGGCAATGGCTGATGTTCGTGATGGTTTCTCATTGTTCAACGGTGACGAAGTCAAAGGCTATCTTCTTTTCTCTAATCCACATCAGTACGGTAAAGCAATCGACATTAAGTTCGTAATGGAACGTGTCGTATGCAACAACACTTTGACTGTGGCTCTTAACGAAAAAGGTATGCCAGGCGTACGTATCAACCACCGCTCTGAGTTTGATGCTGAGTCTGTGAAAGTTGCACTTGGTATTTCTCATGAAAAAATTGAGATGTTTAAAGAAGCTGCCGAGTTCCTTGGCTCTAAGCGTTATCAAGATGAAACACTTAAGCGCTTTATGGCCAAAGTGTTTGGTGAGTCAACTCGCGACGACAAGCTTCTATCTCGCACTGCAGAGCAAGCTATGGAATATGTTGAGAACCAGCCTGGTGACAACTATCGTCCAGGTACGTGGTGGAATGCATATAATGCAGTAACCTACATGGCTGACCATAAGCTTGGTCGCACTGCAGACACACGTATGGCTTCAGCATGGTTCGGTACCAATGCTAAGCGTAAGGTTGACGCTCTTGATGCGGCAATCGAAATGGCGGAAGCAGCGTAAGCTGCTTCCATTTTTAAACTATAGGAAGAGGTGAAAATGAAAATTCTCATTTTTGGTTTGCCGGGATCTGGCAAAACTACTCTTGCTACACCTTTTGCTGATCTCATCGGTGGTGTACATATTAACGCCGATGAGATTCGCGGATTTTATGATGATTGGGACTTTAGTCCTGAGGGTCGTATGCGACAAGCTATGCGTATGCGATACCTAAGTGATGGTGTAGTAAGATCGGGCAAGGTCGCAGTAACTGACTTTGTATGTCCTACTGAAGCTACCCGTTTAGAGTTCGATCCTGACTTTACAGTTTGGATGGATACTATTAAAGATGGCCGCTTTGAAGATACAAATAAAATCTTTGAGCAGCCGCCTGATTGTGATTATCACGTAAGCCAATGGTTTGATGATACTCATGAAGTTTTATTTGATGTTGTAAAGAAGTGGATGAATCGTAATGTATGATAAACCAATGTTTGATTGGAAAAAGCCAACCGTTCAAATGCTAGGACGATGGCAGCCTTGGCATCCTGGGCATACAGCCCTATTTAAAAAAGCTTTAGCAACTACCGGACAAGTTGTTATTATGGTCCGAGATGTGTATAATTTTGATGGCGATGCGGGTGCAGGGCGTACTGTTAAACAGGACGATAATCCCTTTGGAGAAATCGAAGTTGTAAAAAACATTGAAAAAGCGTTAGCTCAGGAGGGCTATCACAATGGACATGAATACAATATTATTTGCGTACCTAATATCGTGGATATTAGCTATGGTCGTGGCGTTGGGTATACATTCACTGAGCACGACCTCGGAGAGCAAATACACAACATATCCGCAACAAAAATCCGCAAACAATTGCGAGAAGAAGGTAAACTATAAAATTCACGAGAATGACCAATCTGGTCATCGTAAATATTCTATATTATATGAGGATCTATGCCAATGAGTGATTTACCATCAACTATTACCCAAGAGGACCGTAACAAAGTTCAGGGTGCACTAAAAGAAATGTCTGATAGCATGACACGAGTATCAGCTGAAAAAGATTTGCAAAAAGATATTGCTCAGCGAATGCTTGACGAAGTTGGAGTACCTAAAAAGGATTTCAACAAACTTGCTCGTATCTATCATGCTTCAAACCTAATGGAAGAAGCAGCTCGTAATGAAGAATTCATGGAGTTTGCTGAAGCAATAATGGCGCCACCCGAGCGTCAGATTGCGAGCGGAAATGACTGATGGTCCGTTTAAAGCAGCGTTTGATGCCGATACAGATGGTGTCGTACGACGTGAGATTGTAACCTATCGTATCAAAAATGGTATGATGGTTAAGGAAACAGCATATCGCGATTATTACAAAAGCGGTGATTATCACGATAGCCAAAGCATAGCACCATTAGCGGAGCGTTAAAATGGCTAATAATCCAAAACCAATTGGGTGGGCTTCTACAGTTTCCACGCTTGTTGCTGAAATTCCATTAATGTGGAAGGCGGTAATGACTATTGAAAATTCACCCTTGAAAAACCTTGATCCGCGAGCAGCGCACATGGTCTTTCAATGTCTTGCGTTTGTCTGGTCTGGTATTTTTGCTGCTATGATTAGTAGCTATCAGGCTTTTGGTATCAGTGCTATGTTTCACGTATTGTTCATTGGTGGTGTTTTTATTACGGCAATGACTTTTAGAACTGCTAATAAGCAAAAATATCCTACTAACTATCATGGTCGTGGCAAAGGAGGCGAGCATGAGTGAACAACATAATAAATATCACAGAATGAGGTTATTATGACGCCAGCAGAAGAAGCTCAAAAACAAGCTGAGGCTGCGATGGACGGTTTTATTCAATGGAGTAAACGCGGTACATTGTGGGCTGGATTTTTTCTATGTGTAGTAGTCTTTGCTTGCAACAATGGGGTTGAAACAGGCCCCAATAAAACGGGATCAGGTTACAATGGAGAACAATACGATCCCCAGAACCTAAAGGTAAAGTAAATGAAATGGCTCATAGTTGTTTTGTTTGCTACTGCGCACGGCGATGTTTATATATTCAATGAACCTACATTTGATGACAGAGCGACATGCATGGCAAGCATTAAGAATACCGAAGATCAAAAAAAGTATGTTCAAAAGTTAGTTTTGGAATACAATAGGTTACTGCCGATTATGGCTGTAAACTGTCTAAGCGAAGAAAACATTAAAGATATTCTAAGTAAGGAAAAAGAAACCTCAATATGACTTGGTTTATAGTATTTTTTATGGCGAATGTTGATCCATTTGCTGTAAAAACTTTGCCGTTTGATAACAGAAACGAATGCGTAGCTTACGTTAATGATCCATCTAATAGTAGTAGATTGGCAATCGAAGTAATTGATATTGCCGGCTTCAAGGATGAAATATTAGCTGTTGCTTGTTTGCCTGAGTCTGAAATTCCTAAAGATGAAGAGGTAGGTGTTTGATAGAGTGGTATGATATATTAGCCGCAACTTTTTGCGCATGGCTAATACTAAATTTTTTCTTCTTTCCATTTATTGGTCCTATTATATCATATAGTTTGTGGGAAGCTTGGAAAGTATATTGTGAATATAGAAAAAATATGGAATAAAAAAAGGGAGCTGAAAAGCTCCCTTAAGTTTTGGTAAGTTAACCTTACTCTTATTAGAATAGGTTTGAGATTGCAACTCTGCGGTAGTATACGTTTGAGTTTGCATCCAATGCACCAAGACCCTGTGCTGAGCCTTTAGCGAATGGGTTAGCAACCATGCCGTAACGAGTTTTGAACCCGATTTTTGGCTGGAAGCTGTTCTCACCCACTGCACGAACCATCTGTAGTGGAACGTATGGGCAGTAGAACAAGCCAGCATCAAATGCTGATGTACCTTTGTAGCCAACAACCAAGTAGTTACCAACCGCATATGGGTCGATATATACACGGTAACGACCGTTTAGAACACCTGCGAAAGTGTTTCCTGTGTCGTCAACTGCTAGGTTGTTACCTGCGATAGCTGGTGTATAATCTAGAACACCTGCCATTTGCAATGCTGATGCTACGTCTGAAGAACAGATAACGATGTTACCTTTCCCTCTACGAGTATCTTTTGCAATTGCGTTTGCTTCTTGTTCGATCTGGAACATTAGCCCTTTGAATTTCTCAACTGACCAACGACCGTTTGCATCAACGTCAAGATCGAAAGTACCTGCTGAAGCTGTTCCTGCTGCACCTGCTACCGCGTTTGTGTAGATTGTGCGAACCAATTCACGGTTGATTTCAACAAGGATTTCTGACTGCAGAATGTTTGCTAATTCTGTTTCAGCATCCAAGCCGTGTACCGCTTTAAGGTCTTGAGCAAGCTCAGTTGTGTACTCAGCTTTCAACGCACGTGATTTCGCAGTTACTGATACTTTCTCGATTGAGAACGCCATTTCTGCAAAGTTTGTGCCGTTACCGTCGCCAAGTGCTTCAGCTTCAGTTGTACCCATACCAGTACCAGATGTTACTGTAGCTGTGTTAGCCTGTGGTAGAGTATTAGCGTGTGTACCTGCGCCAGAGAAGTCTGTATCAGCTTCGCCGTAGAATGCTTCGGCACCTGCCTGTGAAGTGTAGCGTGAACGCATTGCAAAGATTAAGCCTGTTGGGCCTGTCATTGGCTGAACACCTGCAATGTCATATGCCATTAGGTTTGGCATTGCACGACGTACTAATGAGATAAGTACTGGATCATAACCAGCAGTTGGACCTGCCGCTGCTGAACCTGAACCAAAACCACCTGTAGTTGCGTCGTTAGCTGGTGTTTCCATAAGTAGTGAGCTCATGTTAGCTGACAAATCGCCAGATTCTGCTAGAGCTTTTTCTGTGTTTTCAAGAATAGTCGCAGTGACTGATCTCTTGTGCTGGTCTGCAATTGGTGAAAAAGAATCGTGCTCAAGAATTGGGCCCCACTTTTCCACAAGTGCTTGATAGTTTGACTGTGCCATTATTGTCTATCTCCTTGTTAAATAAGTTCTATCTGGATCTATTTATATAATTTAATTTTTTGCTGATCTTGAGTTAAGAGCATTAACTAAAGCATTGATTGAAGAATAATCTGAAACTGGAGCTTTCGGTGCAGTTTCTTCTGTGATAATTTCTTCCTCTTCAACTGCTTCCTCTACAACCGGAGCGGCTTTAGCAAAGAAAGATTCTTTCAAAGTAGCAAGATCTGTCTTGTATTCATCAATGTTATCAGCATCAAGTTTTTCAGAAAGAACTTTGAGACGCTCACGCTGGGTGATTGTTAGGTCTTCAGTCATTTCTTCGAAAACTCTTTCAGCTTTAAGTGAAGCAATTTCTGCCTTTAAAGCAACTGACTCGTTAATTGCTTCGTTAGCAGCATTCTTAAGCTCTTCGGCTTGTTCTTCAAGCCCAGCAACTACGTCAACTGTTTCGTTGTCAACTTCGATGTTGTGCTCTTCAAACAAGGACTTAAGTCCGTCCATTAATGATTCAGCCATCTCAACTTTAACACCAGTTTCGATTGCTAATTCATTTTCCTTCATCCACTCTTCTACTACGTAGTCAAGGTATGAATCAAGGTTTTCTACGATTTGGTCAACTTTACTCTGAACTGATTCATTCATTTCTGTTTCTAGTTCTGCTGTTTTTGCTTCAACGATTGCTTCAGCTTTAGTAGCTGCTGCTTCATTTACTGCTGCTTCAAAAACAAGAGTAACTTTTGATTTAAAGTCTTCTGCAAGATCCATGCCTTCAAACATAGCAGCAATTGAAGCATCGTGTTCAATGACTACTTCTTCTTCTACTTCTGCTTCTTCAGCAACTTTTGCGCCTTGACCAGGTGTAACTGCGTCAACTTTGTCTGCAGACGGATCTACAGCTTTTTTAACATCAGCTTTTTTCTTAGCAACTGCACCACCTTCACCAGCAACTGGTTCTGGTGTCTCAGCTGGCTTAACGCCTTCGCCGCCAGTGTGCGGGACGACTTTTTCGTCTAGCTCATTTGACATATGTTCTACTCCCTATTCTAGTGGTTATTCTATATGTTTCTTATTTATTAAAAAATCATTTTCTCAGAGAATTCACAAAGCGCTCGAACAGTTGAGCAGCAGTGCTCTCGTCCACTTTACGAACGACCCTTCTGACTTCTTTTTCAATCGTTTCCTGAATTTCTTCAATTACTTCTTCAACTGATTCTTGTTGTGGCAGCCAGTGTCCAGCAGCAATATCATAATAATATTCAGTATTTTCCATAATCCCATTTACGAAGCAATTAGGACCAGATGGATCAGTCACAATATCTACAGTAGCAAGATGAAAATCATCTTGAACCTCCATAATGCCTTGGTTTGTTGGTTTTACAGAACCAAGACCACGAGTAGATACACCGATTTTTACGCCTTCATCCATGAATTCTTTTACAATGTTACCCATTGGTGTTCCAAGGATTTTAGCTTTACCAGTAAAGTTGGATCCGTCTTGTTTCATCTCTGTAATAAGATGAGATACGCGATCGCCATTAATGCTTGGACCTTCTGGATGACCAAGCTCGCCGAGCGCACGTTTCGTGTCGATGAAGTCTTTTTGATAACGCTTCATCTCTTTTTCTAAAACCGCAGAAGGATAGACTCGCCCATTGCGGTTTTTAAGATCTGCCTGCATGAAGATGCCTTCGATGAAGTAAGACTTTTTACCAGTCTCTTCATTGAGTTCTGTTAGTACTTTTGCTTCTTCATTTACTTCTGCAATAAGCTTCATATTTCTAATCCTTATAATATCTTTTGATTATATTTATAATATTATTACACGCGGGCATCATAATAGTTCTTGTTCAATTCGCCTCTTACAGTAGTTTCACCTACTTTTCGGCATTTGACATATGTTTCTTGTGCGTTTCCACCAGGCGGTGTAAAGGATCTTACCCCACCAGATACTGTACCGTTTGCATCTTCGTAGTATTCGCCCGAGGCCGGAGCATTATCATACTCCCATATACTATTAGATCCTGGTACAGCTACCCAAGCCATTAAAGAGCCTCTTTCGCAAATCCACGAATTTCTTCGTAGCCAGCTTTATCCATCATCATTACTTTTTGCATTTGACGTTGGTTATTAGCTGACAAATCTTTAAACATTCTGTTTAATAGATCTGCATCCTCTTTTGATACCATAATTTGAGATCCGTCTTTTAAACGCATTGGACCTCTTTTCATTTTCATGGCTTCGTCAATCATTTCAACTGATTCAAGTTTATCTTGACCTCTATCATCAGTTCTATCATTTCTTGCTTTTTTCATAACAGTACGTGTTTTACCATCTGGGCCTGTTTGAGTAACAGGACGCTTTAAGGCAGATGATGTAGTTTCGTCAAGCTCTACTTCTTCATTCTTTTTTTTTCTTAGCATTGCAAGATCGTGTCCATCAATTTTACCATTTTTGTTATGGTCAATCTTCTTTTGCTTTGCTGAAAGCTCTTCATCCTTTTTATCCCAAGGAGCTTTTGGAAGTGTTACTTTCTTTTTGTCTTTATCGTCAGCAGCATCAAAGCGCGCGCGATCGTCTGCAGTAGATTCAGTAGCATTTTGCTTGGCTTTACCAGTAAGTTTAGCTACTGCAAGTTCTGTACCTCTGTGACGATTTAGAAAGGTTTTAATTCCTTTCTTACGATCTTTTTCGTATCCTTTTCTGACGTCTGCAGATGCTCCTGCTTGATTCGCGCTTGAACGACCAATTTTGTCGCCAGCATCAGCAGCGGAAGCTGGAACCTTTTTTAAGTAACGAGATGCTAATGCTTTTGAGATCTCGTCGATTTGCTCTACTTCTTCATTTTTACCTTTATAGGCTAAACGCTTAGCAGCCATATCTGTGCCTTTTCCACGCTTGTGGAATGTTTTTCTAGCGTCATCATATGCTTTTTTCTTTTCAGGCTTTCTCGCTTTTTCAGTATCAATCATTGTGTTCATAGCTTTACGCTGCGCATCGTATGATTTAGTGTAATAACGCTGAGCCAAATCTTTTGAGATCTCGTCAATTTGCTCTGCTTCTTCATTTACTGATTCAGCAGCCATCCGTCTTTCAGGATTTTTTACTGCTTTATCATAATTAGCATCGCCTTCTTGATCAGCGATGCGCTTAGCTTTTGGCTTATCGATATCACCAGTAAACTGAGCATCTGTAGCAACAGGATGCTTAATCACTTCATAAGTGTGCTGATCCTTAAATCTTTTTTCTTCTTCCGGCTTTGGTTGTGCAACCTCAGTTACGAATTTTTTAAAGGATTTCATTTTAAGTCTCCTAAGAATTTGTTTTGATTATATTTATCCATTTATTTCTTTTGAATTCGTTGGTGAGCTGTTGCTTTGTGTTTCCATATCATCTGGCGTCTCTTCGTCATCAGGCGCCTCGTTTTCAGCCTCAGCTGCAATTTCTTTGTCCATCTCTTTAATATCATCTTCAGACATACGAAGAACATTTTTACGTACCCAATCACGAGAGTAGTATGTACCAATATGTTCTTCAACTTCGCGAAGTGTGGTAAGTCTTTCGCGGTTAATCTCAGCTTCTTTTAATTCATCGAAATAATTGTCAGAAATAAAATCGTATCTAATTAAGTTTTTAACTTCAGCAAATTCTTCAGGAGTCATAATTCCTTTTAAGATCAATTGCTTTTCTAGAATCTGCGTAAAGATACCTGAAAAACGAGCGCGCTGTCTTTTAATGAATTTACCGAACTTCATTTCGTCACGAGTGATTTCTGACACACGACCAAATGAATACATTGTTTCTGGTTCTAAACGTGACAATGGAACTTTCAACGCTTTAAATAATTTACGTTGGAAGTATTGTAGATTTTCATCTCCAGACAATCCAGCAGCACTACCACCAGCCATTGTATCAACTTCTGTTGTACGCTCACCACCACGACGTGGGAACCAAAAGTCTTCGGTCATTGTCATCATTTTACGAGAATCGCTGATTTCACCAGTAGAAGAGTTGTATTGTAACTTATTCTTATGACGAACCATCATATCTCTTATGTATTGTTCAGCTTTCGATTTAGGTAAGTTGCCAACGTCAATATAGAAAACTCGTCTTTCAGGAGCTCTCGTAAGAGTATAAATGATTGTAGCATCTTCAAGCATCCTTAACTGGTTAAGAGGTTTGATAGCGCCATGCAAATAGCTCAAAACAAGAGCATTATTTTCACTCATTTGTCCTGATGTAATTCTTGCAATAGAGTCTTTTGAAATCTTAAAGCCTTGTGTTCCAGACATGCTAGATGATTTAGAGTCTGAACCAAAGCCGTTTTCTGAGTACATATAATACTCAGCTTTTACTTTTTTAATAGGTAAACCAGAGTGTTGGTCTTTACCTTTCTTATCAACTTCTCTAATAAGCTTTAATTTACGAGGATCTACGTAACGAAGCTCTTTAATACCTTCTTTGATATTATCATTATCAATAATTACGTGATAATTTAAACGACCGTCTACGTAGAATTTACTGTAAATGTCATAGCCCATGTGGCTAAAATCAAGCAATTTTAAGATATGTTTAAACTCTTCACTGAGTTTATCTTTTACTTTGTCAGGTAGATCCGTGTCGTCAAGCACTAGCTCGACAACCTCATCATTAATATCGATATTAATAGATTCGTTTACGATTTCATCAACAGCCTGAGAAATTTCAGGTTGCATTGCCATTCCACGATATTTTGTTACAAGTTCGGATTCTGTTTTAGCAGTACCTTCCATATCAAGAATAGTACTATAGAATCCGCCCATCGCGTTACCGACGGTGATTGCGCCATCATCGTTTTGTGGCTCGGCGAAAGAAACAGGAACATTATCCTCATTTTCTTCCGCCCTTTTTATTTCGAAACCAAATATCTTTGCCACGGATCAATTCTCCATTATATAAAAATTATGTAGTTGGAATGCCAGTGTTTCCTTCAACTCTCCATAGATCATATTGGAATGTTACACTGAATTCTTCGATTGAATCAGTTTGCGACCAATCCATCTGGATACCTTCAACCCCTACTGGGAACATACCTTCGAAAACGTATGTACGCAGAGGCGATCCATCTTTGCTGTATTGAGTAATTTGTCCTGTAGACTTGTACTCTTGCGGTAACCCTCTTGAATTTGAATCATGAGAGTTAATAAAGTTCATCCACTCTTCCATAGCGTTACGGATAGCGAAGTCTTCGTCGTTGATGATTGTGACTGTCCAGTCTGCAAATGTTCTATCACCAGCATATTTAACCTGACGGCCGAAGTACGGTACAGTGTACTGACCTACAACCGATTCAGGAATCCCACCGGCTCTGACCATAAAGGGAACTTTAATATCAGCAGCCGGGTTGATTGGGTTAGTGATTTGACATTGGAAGAGCGTAGGACGTGCACCGCCACCCACGAGTTCTGATTTGAACTGGTTGATGTTAAATGCCATGTGTCTTTCTCCTTTTTAAACTATTTATTAAGCGAGCTGGCCAACGATTTCGTCAAATTCTACGCCTGTTCTTGTCGCTACGAATGTAAGTTCGATAACGTTGATAGAACGTGCAGGCTTGATAAAGATGCTTGCGCGGAATTTGTTTTGGTCGATCACTTCTGGAGTATTGACTGTAGAGTCAGAAACCACTCTGAAATCAATAATACCACGACGCCCTTGGATGTCACGAAGGAATGGATCAACAATGTTTCTAAACTGTGTTTGAGTAAATTCATCGTTGAATTCGAACAAGAAGCTTTCTGCTGCTGTAGCGATTTGTTTTTCAACTGCGATAAACAATCTGCGTACATTAATACGGTCGAATGCGCTTGCCGATCCCAGACCTGTCTTATCGCCAAATAGAACAATACCACGGCCTGCCTGTGCCATAACTGGGTTAATGTCTGCTGAATATAGCTGATCTCTTTGAGCTTTTCCTGGGTTCAATGCAAGCTTAACAACATTTTTAATGATGCCCTTACGGAAGCCAGCTGGAGACTCGAAAGTTTCTACCCTTGCTGCTAGACCTGCCATATCACCATTTAATGGTGTATAGCGATATACGTCATTGTACTTGTCATAACGATATTTGTAGCCTGAATCTATAAACGAATAAGATGAATTCTGTACTTTATTACGCCATGTAATTGCATTTGTTACTTTAGCTTGTGTTTTAAGCTCATCAACAACTGCTTCTTTAGATGGTGATAGATATGCTACGCAATCTCTACGATAATCTGTTATGTTTGAAACAATGTAGTTTGCTCTTTGTGCTGAATCATCTGCTTTACCGCCAAGTACTGCCGAAATATCAAGTTCATTAGCATTTTTAAGCTCGTCTAAAGCAAATCCTAATGTAGATAATGTTACGGTAGACTCTGTGCTTCCATCAGTACCATCAGCCATTCTTTCATAAACTGCTTTGCTGTCTGTGGCTGTACCAATTGGTAATGTATTTGCAACCGCCACATATGCTGACATGTTTTCAATTACGTCTTCATAATAGTTTGAGTTACCTTGTGGAAGTGTAGCTCCATCTGTTGTAGATACGTTTTCAAACTTTTCGAGTACCGCATTTACAGTGCCAGAGATCTCTCCACCTGCATCAATAACTGCAATATGCAAGTGATTTGCAGCAGGAGCACCAGCAAATATGCTGTTATGCTGCCATTTTTTAGTCATTGAAAGCGCTGAGAGTCTTGTTTCAGCAAGAGTATATCTTTTGTTAAATCCGATTGAATATTCATAGAATTGAACATAATCGTCGTCTGTCGCTAATGGATCTGTGTTAGCGCCAAGATTTGTGTTTGCAGATTCTGCGAATGAAGTAACTTCGAGCTCTTGATAACCAACACTATCGTTACCGATTACAAGAATATCGCCTGCAGTTAATGCTCCAAGTTGCCCTGTATTTGCTACTTGGAATGAAACTTCGTTGCCGTTAAATGCAATTTCTTGAGTAGATGGGTTAGTATTAGCATCTCCATCAACTAATTCCCAAAGACTATCTTGCGGAATATCACCTACGGTTACAAAATCATTTGAAAATGAACCAGATGTTACCCATGCAACTTCAAGGGAATTACCTAATGCACCTTTGTACTTAGCTTCGAATGCACCATAAAATGACGCAGCCATATCGACATTGTTGTTAGCGTCAAGAACAACGTTTGTTGAATCTGCTTTTGTACCTGTATCACCGCGAACAACATATAAAGCATTTGAATAAGCTAAATAGTCTGCTGCAGTAAAGAATGTTTCGTAGTTGTCATCAGTTGGCTTACCAAAACGATCAACCAACTCGTTTTCTGACGTAATTAGAATAGGTTCATTTACTGGGCCCCATCTAAATACACCAGCCATAGCCGCGGGCGATGTCGCAACAGCAGGAACCGCCTGCGATGCGTCCACTTCACGAACAATGACGGAAGGACTTACGGAAAAAGCCATGTTTTTCTCCTTTTTAAATTAGAAACGCGTTTTTATCATATATTGCTGTTTCTATTTATAAAATTGTTGTTTTGCTTTTTTTGAGCTTTTTCATAGTACAAGACCGTCTTCCTCATAGAATTCACCACCATCATCTATAAATCCAAAAGGTAACATCTCTTCTTCAATTTGCTCGTCTGTTTTTTCTCTTAACTTAATTAAAGTATTTATGTCAGTCATATCTTTGAAATATGCTTGCTCAGTCATCCATGCAAACAATACAAGATTCATAACTAAATCATCATGAAAACCAGGCTCAGCCTCATATGAATTGCCTTTCTTAGAAAATCTGCTTAATTCTTGGATAGTTTCAAAATCTCGTATGAATAATTGAGTTTGTTCCACTAACATCTTAAGCATAGAGCAACCAGTTCCTTTTACAGTCTTAGTTGTTCTGATTCCGTTATCTATATTTTTTCCGAATCCACCAGATAGTACTTTACCAGATCTACCTGAGTTTTGTGTATAAAGCAAGTTTTCGTATCCGTAATCCATCAACAAAACATCGGTAACTTGTCCACCAATATCGTTAATTTCTACGAGTATTCCAGCCTTATTATATACTAAACCAATTCGATTCAGAACGGAAGCGAAGTCGATTGGTCCAATAAAGTTGTCTCTAAAAACCGCCACTTGTCTATATGGCATTTCAGTAATATCAAATACTGTAAATGTAGAATAGTCTAAACCTTTACCTCTTGCGACGTCAGCAGTAATCACATATTGCTTGCCTTGCTCTGGTCTTTCATATTGAAGAAAACCTTCACCTTGAACTAGAGGATTTTCAGGGTATAAATTTTTAAGGCAAGCACCGCTAATTAAGGTACCAGAGCTTCCCAAAAATTGGCATTCGTATTCTTGCGCAAACTTTTCTGTATCATGGTCGAGTGATTCAATTGTTTCTTTCTTCCATTTTTCATCTCGGCCAGGTACATCATACCACATTACTTCTATATATTCGTAGCCATTTGTGCCTTCTTTTGCGCCTTTACATGTTTTCCAAAAGTGGTTCAGACCATTGGGTGTAGAGGTCATTAGAAGCTTCGTGGTGTCACCGGATGAAATAGTTGGGTATACTGAAGCAAAAAACTCATCGTATCCCTCGATGAAGGCTACCTCATCTAGATATAGGAAGTTAACAGATTTACCACGAATTGCGCTAGAAGATGTTGTACCAGCTAATACTTGGCACCCATTTTCTAATGCAATATTACCTTTATTCCATTCTTCAACACCTTGCTGTAACCATTTAGGCAATGCTTCAAATGCTAACTTAATACGAGCCATCACTTCGCGAGATGCATCACCTTTGTTTGCAAGGATAGCCACGGTTTTAAATTCATTGAATAGAATATAATGTAATATTACAGCAACCGCTGTTGTGGTCTTACCAGACTGACGCGCAGTTAAAACAGAAACTCTGCGATTGTTAAAGATCTTTTCGCAAATTTCTTTTTGGTAATCATACATTTCAAAAGGAACTAATCCTCTATCTACATGCACAATCTTAATATATTTTGATGCAAAGTAAATTGGATCTTGAGCACACTTCATGTATTCCTGCAATAACTCAGGAGTCCATTCGATTTGTTCTGCAATTTTTTTAAGATTAGGATTACCTAAGTAGCCGTCACCCATCTTCGTTTTCGCCTTTGATCATTTTCAACAAGTCTGCAGTTGAAACAATTAAGTTGTTATTTGTAACATTAGTTTGAGCTGCTTCTTTAGGCCCATTGATTTCTTCTTTTACAAATCTCTTTTTTGAAGACATATCAGCAAAATCTTTATTTGCATCAAGCACTGTTTTCATTAAAGTAGAAACAACTTCGAATGCTCTTGGGTGCTCAGATTGCTTTGCAATTTCAAGCATTTCGCGCATAGCTTCTTCGCCAGTTTCCATAACACCTTGAATATTTTGGCGAGCAGTTTCTAAGTCTTTGAGATTCTCTTCTTGAGTTTCAAAGTTATCAATTAATGCCGGCGGACTTGATTCTTCTATTTCAGCAGGAGGATTATCAAGCTTATCATTTTCTTTTGGTGTATCTTGCTCAACTTCTGATAAGGGTCTAATACCTAGAGCAGAAGAAATTTTATCATCATTGTTCATTATACATCCTCAAATATTGTAATAATACCCCAATTGTCATCAAATTCAATGTCAGTATATGGTACAGAAGCAGATGCTGGATCTGAAATTGTAACCACAGGAGCTGAAGAATAACCTGCACCTGGATTTGTTATCGTAATTGCAGATACATCTCCGTGCGAATCAATTGTTGCATTAGCGGTTGCTGTAATCGCTGCGGCGACATCAATGGTCACATTTGCAGTTTCATAAAACTTTCCGCTACTAGTAATATTTATTCCAGTTACAACACCGTCTGTAAGAGTAGCTGTGGCGGTGGCTCTGAAGCTCGCAGGAGTGTCGTCAGGTGCCGTAAAGGTAATAGTTGGTGTTGTATTTGCGTAATTTGCACCACCATCTATAATTGTAACTCCAGTCACTTCGCCATCAGTAACTTGAACATTTGCAGTTGCTGGCTGCTTTTCAAAATTGCCAGTAAAATCAGATCCTGTTTGTGCTACGGTTGGTACTGTGTATGATCCAACAGCTGTAAGACCAGTGATTTGCGTAATGATTACGTTATCAATCGATCCTTTGAATGACGGTGTTGCTCCACGTTGGCCAGCAATAACCTCAACACCACCACCTAGAATAAAACCTTGTGGTGCGTTTCCGCCTTGATCTACTACGCCGTTAATTAACCATCTTGCCGTACCACCAAAGTGTTCTAATCTAACATGATTCCATTGATTCAAGTTTAGAACTTCAGGTGTACATCGAATTGGTGGGCTGTTGAAATTTGGTCTATAAACGATTTCTGCGTCAGGCTCTATTTCAAATCGCATATCATTGCCATCCCAATGGATAACGTTATGAACACCTGAAATTGGAACTTCTTCTGGGTAAATCCAAAATTCAACTGCGAAGCCTTGGCCAGCGGTAATAAGGTTTGTCGCCATTGTATGGATTAAAACTTCATCTGTGTCTGCTTCAAAATATAAAGCATCTGTGCCGAATTTAATGTATGGCGATTTATCTGGTGGCTCGCTAATCGTAACTGTTGCTGTGTTATAGTAGCGACCTGCATCTGTTACAGTAACTGAAGTAATGTCACCGTTTGCTCCTATTACTGCTTCACCAAGAGCTGTATTTGCTGAAAGATCAGGATCTGAAATTAATACGTTTGGAGTAGAACTATAATATCCTCCTCCTTCAATAACGTTTATTGAAGAAACTTCTGTATTGGTGATTGTTGCGTTTGCCGAAGCATTGGTTGTTATTGGCGCCGCAATTGTAACGGTTGGCGCAGTGGCATAACCTTGGCCGTCATTAACTACTGTAATTGTATCGACTCGCCCATTTACAAGTGCTGCTGTAGCAATTGCTTCTTCGCCGCGAAGTGTAATAGGATTACCGTTTGAATCCATTCCTGGCTTAACAATAACTTTTTCTTCTGGTGTTGTATTAGCAGTAGTGTTGGTATACATGTCTGCTTCAATAAATTTAATGACTTTACGTTTCTTTTCAGGACCAAAATAAAATCCTTTAAGAGTAAAACTCAAAGTATAAAGAATAGATTGACGAGTTTCAAAATCGTTTTCATACAGATCTTCTGTAGTAATGCTGTTTAAAATAACCGGAATATCAATAGGATCTAAATCCGGAATCATTTTAGCAGACACAGTCCAGTCTGGAGTAAAGAACGGTAAAATCTGTTCCATTAATTGCGTAGCATCTTCTTGATATTTTGTCATAATATATAATTGAAAATCGATATTATAAGGTACAGAAGCATATAAGAAATTACGAGAATTTTCAGATTCTGCCTTTGCATCTTTACGCATTTTCATAGTAGACGCAATTTTACGAGATGGGTCGTATGTAATACTTGCAATTTCAAAAGACATGCGAGGCAAGCGAATCGCAGTTCTGCGACTATTCAACAAATCAGGATCTTGATTTAGTCGAGCCAAAACCTTTTGAAAAGGTGCATAAGATAGAGGCACAAGCATAGATTGTGTTGTAGTACCTGCATTATCTTTTCGAGTAATCTTTAACTGATTAAAGATAGTACCAAACAGTGCTACATATTTTCTTGTTGATTCATTGTAGAAATAATTTGCAATTGCCATTCTTATGTATCCTGAGTACTAATGCTTTCACTAAATGGATCTATTTCAGAGAAATCAATGATATCATCAGCAACATCTTCAAATACTAAGTTTTGCGCTAATGGATCTGTCTCTTCAAGATCTTCAAGTGTGGAAACAGTGTCTGATGTGGTTTTAACGTCATCAAAATAATGGTCAATTTCATAGATGCCAGTATCGAATCTTTCGTTTGAGAACTCCATAAGCTCGCATTTAATATCATAAACTTGCAATTTACCAGTCTGATAGAATACACTCTCATGCTCAACATATGTAATACGATACATTTTTCGATTCAATGGAAGCCAGATGAGATCATTTTCTCTTGGTCTAACCTTAGTTTGATTTGTTCTAGTAACGTATCTTTCAAATGTTCGTATTGCTACCGTAAACGTAACTTGGTCTCGTATTTCTAAACCAAACTTGGATAGGAAATCACCTTCGCCTTCAAACCCATCTACATTCTTAACATAAGCTTCGAACTCGTACTTCTCGTCATAGAAAGGCATATCATCTTCATTGAAGACTTCGTCTCTGTTGTTAAATTCTCCAGAAATATATGTAACATCAAGACCATAGATCTTAATCGATTCAATTACTAAATCATCAATTAAGTTCTGTTCGTTGAAGTTATTATAATTTCTAAAGTACGCGCTAGTGGCCATATTTTATCCAATAAAGTTATATGTGAGAGGTTGTAAATTTTGTACTGCTTCCTCTTCCATTGCTCTTCTTTCTTCTCTTGCTTCGGCTAAGATCTGCTCTCCATTGAACTGAACACCACCAACAAGCTGCATTCCTGTAAATTTAGTTAAATTTAAACCCCATTGCTCTCTAATCAATACTGCTGCATAATTTTGCAGCCAACGATCTTCCCAAACATCTGAATATGCATCTGGATCAATCACATCATATGCTTCAATAATAATGTAATGACCTTCTACCCAGTGAGAAATATCCGTATCTACATATAATCTATTCACATGTTTGTTGTAACGAATCATAGGTTTACCTACAAGAATTTCTTGCATAAACTCAATATGCTGCATTGTCATGTAGTAGTGTTGAAGATTATAGTTTGTTAAATCGGTTAGATTATTCAATACAAATTGATATTGAACATTAAACATACCAGTGCCAGTAGAAATTGATGTATCAAACGGAAATACTTTTGATATACCTAACAGCTTTTGTGGTAAAGTAATGTAGCCGTTTTCTTTGTCTTGTTCTGTAATTTGATGCTTTAAGTAAATAAGTTGACTGCCATTATAATGATAATCACGCCAATATGAAATAGCCTCATCTATGCGATCATCTATTTGCTCTTCAGCTACGTTGATCTCGATAACCGGCGCACCGATTTTTCGGAGAACGTAATCTGTAAATTCTTCTCTTGATTGTGGTTGTGCCATTATGCTATCTCATCTTTTACGATTACACGAATGTAACCTGTGTTTGGGAAAGTCTCTATCTGGCCATTATTATATTCAATTTGAAACTCAGCATTATGAATGCCAGTGTTTGAAGTATCACCGCTTTGCCATTGGTAAGCAACTATTCCTTTAGCACCGTTAACGACAGAACCGATACCATTTTCTACTAAGATAGTACCTTGTTCGCTTTTCATATGAAACTTTACAGTAGAAGTGTCGGCCATAGATTTGACTCTGCCATTAGAATCTGTAAGAACAGCTTCAATGGTTGGTGCAGTATCATTTTGTTTTATATAGAAGCTTGCAGCCATTGTTTTCTCCGGATTTTACTTTTATTTATTTGTTTTAGATAATTTCAGCAAAGCCTATACCATTGCTTACAAGTTTAACGCCGTTGCTTTCTATTTTAATATTTGTACCATTAGATTCTGGGCCCGTAAATCTAATTCCATTAGCGCCATATCTATCGTAGATATGAGTATCCCAGTTTAATCCTTTACCAGCTAATGAAAAGCTCGTTGCAACTGAAACAGGGCCTTCTGAAAATACATAAATGTTTGTAGTAGATGGAAATTCAAGTAAAAGATCTGCATAGGCATGAGTAGTTACATAGCCAGGAACAGTATCTAATGCAAAATCAATAGAATTATTTGCATCTAAATATCTTTGTACACCAAATTGAATAGTACCAGATACACTAAAACTAGTACTTAAATCGGTGGCTGACGCATACAGCGTGGGTGTTTCTATTAAAGACGTACCTATAAGTGGTAATGTATATGGCTGTAATTCACCATAGATAGGTAATACGCCGGTGATCGATGTAATAGTATCAATTTGTACGGACAACGGCCCTTTTACAGATACTACAGCACCAGCAATAAAATTAAAGTCTAATGTAGATGTAAATGCGCCATTAGCAGACATGGGGCTTGTCCTTTAAATTATGCCCCACCTGCCGTAATGGTAAATGCAGTAATGTTGATTTGCTGACCTGTTGCAATATTAGTATTATCTAATTGCATATCACCACCTGCACCTGTTGCAGTCACTGTTCCTTGCATATGACATACTGTACCGTCAGATTGGTGCATACGGAAATAGCTTGCTGTACCCGAAGCATCTGCAGAAAGATCCTGCCATGTGCCAGATAAAGTGATTTGGCCGCTTACTGGATTGTTAAACCAATCGGATGGTAAAATCATAGTAGCAAGAACAGTACCGGTATTTGCAGTAGCGCAATCTGATGGGACTGCTCCTGAGTGTACTGTTAAAATAGGTGAAGCACCAACAGTGGTTTCAATGGCTTGCAAGGTTCCGTTTCTTACATCCGTTGATAGTTGAAAAGCCATCTTATTCTCCTTTGATTAAAGACAAATTATTTTAGATATTTATAAAAAAAGAGTTGACAATAATCTGGACGATGGTATAATAGATTTATCTACTACAAAATAATATTAGTTTCTTCTCTCAATATCATCTTCAGACAGCATGTCACCCATCCAAACTTCAATTACTTTACAAGGATAGTTGCCGACGTTTGTCGCTTTATGCCACGATTTCTTGGGAATGTCGATGCTTTCGCCAGATTTGTAAACTTTCGATGTTTTATAACCATTGCTAAATTCAAGAGACATTTCTAAATTACCGTCAACAATATGCCAATGCTCAGATCTTGCAAAATGTCTTTGATCGCTTAATGATTTACCAGGATCAATAGTAAGTTCTTTTACTTTCCAATGTCCATTTTGATCTAGATCTTTGTATCTACCCCACAATCTCTCTGTTGTTGGTTTATCCCATTCGGATAGAATCCAAGAAGAGCTATTCTTTTTATCCTCTCCTCCTACGCCAAACACAAAGTTTACATCATCAAATACCATTTCTGGTATGTTTTCTTTTGTGCGATCACCACCATTTGCAAAAATGATTTCAGAATTATTGGGAAAATACTCTTTAATATGCCGAATAGCATCAATGGCTGAATCATCATCGTCATTAAAATCAAAGGCATAACCTACTGATTTAATATTATGGACAATATCTTTACGTTCCTCCCAAGGCATAAATGGCTTACCTTTTTTACGAGTTAACCATGCATCACTATTTACACCTACACAAAGAATATCACCAAGTTCTTTTGCTGCATTAAAATAAGCAATATGTCCAGAATGTAGAGGATCGAATCCTCCTGTAACAATAACAACTCTCATTCCCATTAAACTTCTCCCATCATATAATCCCAAGCAAAGTTTACTTGATTTGCAGTTTTCATTTGTGGATTATTATTTGCAATATTTGGATGAACCCACCAATCTTCATAAGGAGACTTGGGATCAACAGCAACATTTGGTACTAATAATATATATCCAATTTGCTTAAGTATCTTTCTTGATTCGTCTCTAAACTCTTCACCCCACCAAATAGCATTGTGCTGAAATTGTATTACATTAAATTCGTGTTTATCAAATGGAATGTTCTTTAAACAATCTAAAGATGCGTGTTCTGCATTAATTCTTAAAAAGTCAATTTGTTGTTCAAAGCAATTTTGTTTAAACAACGCTGTGTAATCTTGATTTGCGCCATCAGCTAAAATAACCGGTGTCTTTCTTTCTCTAGAAAATATATGACACATACGTTCGCTATTATCTAGAGATATACCTTTCCAATTAAACTTTTCTTCAAGCAATTTTGTATTATTGTAAAGCTTAGGATGACCAGATCCTATTTCAATGAAAGTACCATTTTTCTTTCCATCTAAACAAGACAATACAAACATATCTTGAAAATGTCTTGAATAGTTACGGTCTACTGATTCTATTCCATTAAATTTAAATTTATACATATCCCAGTCAACATGATGATAAGTTAATGTGCTAGGATAGCCGTGCCATTTATCTAATAATTCGGTAGCTTCTGCATCTAATTCTGCTGATAAGTTATTTTTATATTTTAAATTAAATGCTAAATTCTTTGAAGAGTCTCTACCGTCAGTTTTCCACTTAGCTTTTGCATATAATAAACGCAAAGCATTCTCGCCCGGATACTTTAAATCATTATCTGGGGGATCAAGCGCTGGAATATCTGATACTGATGATTCGATATGAGAAATACCAATAGCAGCATACATCATGCTTTCTCGCCAATCATCTCTTTCTTGTTTAAATTTAGATAAGAAATAGTAAGCCTCTGGTCTTTCAGGCATTGTTTCAATGGCAATTTTAAGTAAGCCTTCTGTGCTATGATTACGATTTTCATTACGATCATAGATGAATGCGCCGAGAATCATAGACTTATATTGAATCCAACGCTCACCGTATTCGTCCTCATTCGCCATGTCAGCAGCTCTAAGATACCAACTAAAAGCGCCAGCACCCTGTTCTAAGCGATCGTATTCTCGTGCTAACTTATAGATTTTATATGGATTCTGGTAGTCAAGCACCACATCATTTAAAAGATTCATATTTGTAAATTTCATTATTCAGTATCCGTTAAAAATTGCAAAAACACACTTTGGGGAATTCTTAAGATAAAACTCGCGTTGTCTTGAAAACCAAAAGAAACCAAAATATCATCTCCAAGTATCGTCATGCCAGTCACAAATTCAATGTTATAATCTGTGTTTGTTACATGATCCCAATATGTACCAAGAAAATGAAACTTGCGTGAAGCATGAATTAAATTCCAATCATTATCCCAAATTATGACACGGTGGCCATAATCACCATCTTTACGACCGAATGGATCTCTAAGAAGATTTGTTTCATGAATAAAAGCCATGCGCTGATTATCATTAATTCGTAGAACTTGAGAACCGCCTCTAAAGTCTTTTGCGAAAGGTTTACGTTCACCTTCATCTACAAAGACTTCAGTTGTTGTGCCTTCTTCAATGTCAAATTGAACAACTTGAGTTGGGTTACACCATTTAACAAAATGATATGGCATATCCAAAATAGGCATCCAATTCTTTTCACAATAGCTTCCGTCATTTCCTGGTGCGGGAATTGGATGTCGAGAAAGTTCCTGCCATTCTTGAGCTTCTTCATTAAACTCTATATGACAAAGCTCCATTCTTCCTTTACCTTTATCATCATAGCAATCTCTACGAACTCCACAAAGGTACAATTTACCATCCCACTCGAATAAACGAGCATCTTCTAATCCAATAAAATTCCAAGTTGGATCAGTATCTAATTTCATGTTAACACGTCCGGCACTGACGAGATTTAAGTTCCCGTCAAGTTCACACATTACATTGTGAGTTCTAAGTGTTACGTCGTTTTCAGGATGAATATAGACAAGCGGTCCCCACTGATGGGGGAACTTTTTTCCTTCACTATGATAGAGAATATAGTTTACGTGTCTAACGTTTATAAGAATCTTTCCATCATGTATAAAGATAGATGGATTCATAATTCCTGTTTCATTACCTAAAACAGATTTTGGTAATAAAATAGGATGTAGCGATCCGCCTCTTTTTAAAGCGTAGGTCGCAAGACCACCCATATGCAAATCGTGCATGTCACCTCCATAATATAAAACAGTGATATAATACTATATATCTTACCAGCTCGGCTTCACGGTGCGAGTTCTGTTTCTTTCAAGTTTAGTTGCAAGTTGTTCATTAATTCTTTCGAGGTCTTTTGAGCTTACGCTGTTTGTCACCCACTCAAGAGCCATCGCATTAGTTACGTCAATTAAAGCAACAAAGTCAGCGGCCGCTGTGTTAGCAGCCGACAACTTAGTATTACCTACATAACTAGCAATTGTTCCATCCGTGTCTTCGACAATGCGTTTCCACTTAATACTCACAATAGAGTTTTCTAAGAGAGTTCCCTCGTGATTCAGCTCGTCTTGCAAATCGAGCTTCATTATTTGCCAAGTATAAGTCACGGTGCGTTTCCTTTATTATTCACCAGCTGGTGCTGGATCGTCTGCTGCTGGTGCATCTTCAGGAAGAGTTGGTGTAACGTCATCAGGTGCCCAAGGCATCGCGCGATCTTGAATAAGGTCTTGCTGGATCATGCGCTGAATTTGCTCTTCGATGTGAGCCTTATAACTAGCATCACCATCTACTACAGCTTGAATCCACCCAATAACAGTTTCTTCAACTAGATCTTCAAAAGCTACGAATGCTCCTTCTGATACGGTAGCTGCTGAAAATGGTGTTGCTCCAGAAAATTCACCTGTGTTTCCGTCTGAGTCCGTTCCTGTGACTTTCCAATAAGTTTGGCATACTGCGTTTGGCAAAGTAACGCCTTCTGAATTTACTTCATCTTTTACTCTAAGATTAGTAACTTCGTATGATAATGTAAGAGCCATTATTTTTTCTCCGTTTAGTTAACTAAGTTGTAGGTTCATGTAAGTCTATTTATATATTTACTGTCTATGCAAATATAAATCGACCGGTATACAAATTCTAAGGCTAGAAAGATAAGGATTTACGCAATGATATGCAAAGCTTGGAAATATCATATAGTCACCAGTTTTTGGCACATGAATATGGTTTTGAAACAAAGAAAAAAACCAATCATCATATCCTCTATTACAATTCGATCTAGGATCTGAAAATACTATTTCGCCTCCTACGTCTTTTTCTTCTACCATAATGTAAAATACTCCAGACAATTGAGAACCAGAATGATTATGATTTGACATACTATAGTACTTACCATGTCCGGTAATCCAAGCTTTCATCTCATAACTATCATAATCTGAAATTCTTTTACCAATTGTATTTATAAGATATTCATCAAATTTATTATAAACTACTTTTTTAAACTTTTCCATTGTGGAATGTTTATCAGCAAAAATACTGTTTCCATCTACGCCGGGTCTTGAGCTTAAATCATAGTTAGAAAAAATATATTCGACTAAGCCTTCTACTTCAAAATTACCAGAGCCAAACATAGTCGGCCATAAAGCATCCATTTTCATATTTCACCTCATCATATATAAACCTATTTATAGGATTTTTACAGTTGACATTTTCATCTGAATGTGTTACTATAAATATAGATTATTAAGATAGGATTAGAATGACATTTGACCAATTTGAAGCTTACTTGTTATCCGAAGCTTGTTATCAAAATCATGACGTCTCTATTATCGATCATCAACAATTGCAGCACTATATAAAAGCAAACGACTTTATAGAATACAACGCTTTGATGTCTAGCCATTTAGCTCAAGGTGTAGTCACTATTAAAGTAGAGCAAATGGAGCGCTATTGGGAGTTCGATGATAGAACAATTCATGCTTTCTATAATCCAAAAAATGGTCCAACATTTCCTGAACATACTGACGATGTAGATGTTATTATCGAATGTAAAGATGGAATTAAAAATATGGAAGTAGACGGTAAAGAAATTGCATTGCAACCGGGTGATAAGTTGATTATATCAAAGGGAACAATGCACAAAGCATTAAATTATGAAAAGGCATTAATGGCATCACATGGGATTGGCGACACAGCGTCACTTGAGCGTTTACGTTAAAACGACAGAGACTTGTAATTTAAACTGTTCTCACTGTTTTACTTCTGGCATTAATGGAGCAAAAATTTATTTTGATCCAGTTCGTACTGCCAATTGGGTGAATCAGCTAGACAGAGATACAATTTTTTACGAATTTCACGGGGGTGAGCCTATGCTTGCCTCCGTCGAATCTATGCGCAAATTTGTTGAACTTACAAAGGGTGAAGGTGTCGATTATGGTATGACAACAAATTTGGTGTACAAACTTACAGATGAAAAACTTGAGTTTTTTGACGACGTCTTAAATAAGAGAATTGGAACGTCTTGGGATCCTACTATACGTTTTACAAATGATAGGCAAAGAAAACTATGGGAAGATAACGTAAAACTGCTAGTTGAACGCGGCTATACAATTAAATGTTTTGTGAGTTTAAGTAAAGATGTAATTAATATGGAACCAAGAGATATTGTTTCTTATATGGAATCTCTTGGTGTTAAAGAACTAGATTTTGAGCGTATTACTATGGATGGTAACGCTAAAGGAAAAATGTGGCCATCTAACATTGAATTAGATAAATGGTTTATGAGATATCATAATCAAATCGAAAGTAGAGATTCTATTTTTCATGTAATTATGGAAAACATTTACGCTAAATTTGAAGATAATAATCCATCTCGTGGTACTTGGTGTAGAGATTGCGAACAAAAACTATTGACAATTAATGCAGATGGTAGTATAGCTGGATGTCCTAATACTGCTCCTCATAAAGCATACGGGCATATCGATACTCCCGCAAAAGAAGTAATGAAATCTACTGGCCGATGTGATATTATAATTAAAGAATTAAATAGAAATCCTGCATGCTTTTCTTGTCCGGTATTTGATGTATGTGGATCAGATTGTCATCAATTAGAGTGGGAAGGTGAAATATGCCCGTCTCCTAAGAGTTTAATGCAGCATCTGAAGGATATAAATAATGTACATATACTTAGAATTGGAGCTTAAAAATGGTATCTTTAAATAATAATGTTAGAAAGTCTAATGTTATTGACAGATGGGAAGATTATGTCGCTGACGACGCAAGAGGTGGTCTTGTGTGGGGATTAGACGCTAAGCCTTTCAGTACTGCTCCAGACGATTGGTTTGGAGGAGATATTGCTAGCCCACCTGCAAAAGACTCTTACGTTTCAGACAGCAATATTAGTGGAACACTTATTGAGGCAACAGCCACGCGAAACGCGCTAGTGACTGGCACAACACAGTGGACTCATCTAAGAAATATGCGCGCGGTTCAATTATTTAATTCCCAAGGCACCCAGCAGGGAACATTTGATGACACACAAAAAGCATACCAAGAAACTGGTCAAAGAGTAGATGTTACAGATCCTGCCATTCCAACACAAGGGCCTTCAAATAATGGAAATCTCATTACTATCGGCTCAGATTCTGCACAAACTGGTATGGAGCACTATCTTGCTAGACTTCGCGGCGCTTATAGAACTATTCGAGATGACGCAGTATATAGAGAACAAACTGTCTGCCATTACAGCTGTCACTATAGCTGTCACGGCTCAAGAGGAAGAAGATAATGAATACAAGAGATACAGTGGCTCCTATTCCTATTGAATTACTTAAGGAGTATTTTAGTGATGATAGTATCGTTTTTAATATTGACTATGAAAAAAGTCTTTTAAAGGGTGATAAGATTATTACGTATCTAAGCAATTTAGATGTGCCATGCAAACTTACAGGTTTTGATAATGTTTCTTTAGAAGATAAAATGTCTTTAGTAAGAGATTATATGAATTCAAATCTCATAATTAACAGCAATGAACTTGAAGTATGCGTACTTAAAATATTACATAACGCAGCCATATATGATTTTGTGCGTCGATATGACGTTCAAGATATTTTAGACGAAAAAGAAATAGAGATTTTTTGCGAAAAAAATAAAGAAATAATTCATAAGTGGCTTGTTATGCTAGCAAGCTGTTCAGTGTATGCCATATATTCGATTGAAGATTTTAAAGATAAGGTAAAAGAAGAATTTGAAACTATAGATGATTATGATTATTGTGGCGTGAATTTTGTGCAATTATTTAAATACGAAGATACTCAGGTTTTGTTAACAAATCAAGACTTAGATGTATATTATTTTGAAAAACAATTTAACGAGCCTATGTTTAAAGGAGCTAATATATTTTATTATTGGCAAACAGAGGAAAACACAATGGCAATTATGGCATGGGGAATATCAACCGGAGAAATAAAACACGGTGATTTCACCCGTGCTATAGAAAAAGGATACGAAAATGTTTCTGCTTTTTGATAGAGTTTATGTTAAGTACGATTTTTTACTTGACAACAACGTTGATAATTTAACTATCAGCCCTAATTTATCAATTCTAAACTGGGATGCGCTTGAGCTGGTGCATTCAAACATGGGTAATGAAATGCACAGGGTGCAGTTATATGAGCAACTATTTCCCGGTTTTACATCTCCTGCAATGCCTGAAGGACAAGATCCTTTGCGAGAAATTGATACTCCCTACCCAAATGATCTAGCGTTTTTTCAAGCATTATTAGATAAAGGACGCCTTAATATACACGTAGATACTGTTGCTTACGACCAACTCTTTTCTAAATTCTTAAAAATATTCTTTCCAAATATGCCAAGGGAAGTAGTATGGAAAACTTATAACATATTTAGAACAAATAGTCAACTACTTAATACAACTTCTTTTATATGGGGAGTTGAAGGATATGATGCAGTACAGCAAGCAAATGCAGATGCATGGGTGCCTAGAACAAAGACTCAATTTTTAGAAGTATTTGATGCAACAACTTTAGATTTACCTGACGCAGATTATAATACATTTAGAACTAATGCCAAGCAAAAAATTGGAATTGAATGGATGATTGCAAATAGATTAAACGGCGATCAAACATACGATGTTTCTCTTGGCGAAAAAATGTATAAGCTTATGTCACAGCGTATTAATGAAGAAGTACAGTTTCTTAAGTCATCGTTATTTAGTAATCTATTTAGAGGATGGTCTCAAACAGTATTAGGATTGTCGTCAGTTGATGCTAATACAGATTTAATGGATCTTCGAGATACTAATGATAAAACCCGATGGTTATTTGATGATGACGATAAATTCTCATCTCCTGATTATCTTGCTCGTCACCCAAATATTCAATTTAGTACAATACGTACAAATATTTTGCAAGCGGTTACCGCAAATAATACTCCAATCGAAGAAGCTCTTACAGATGATATGATGAATTTCGTATATAATAATACCGCATTACAAAACTTTACAACTGCTGATATTACTACAATATTAGATAATGATAGAAATCATTTAGGTCCATCAGTATTTGAATCTGAAGATAGAATTAAGGTAAATTCTTTATTTTTAAGTTACATTTATAAACTTAAAAACAACGATGATAGTGAGTTAGGCTTATTTAGTTTATGATTCAAAATTGCTATGAGTCTTCGATATGGATTAAACAATTTGTAAATAGCGATAATTTCAATCAAGACGTTTTAAATACAACTAAAGCAATATCAGCCACGGTTCCTGAGCCGGTGGCTGATTATAATATTGACTTGTGGCAAACAGATAATATGCTCACAATTAAGTCTTACTTTACTGAAGGATTTAATGCGCTTTGTGAGCAGTACGAAGAATCATCTTCTTATAATATAGATTCTATGAATATTATCAATCCTATGAAGTTTGGCGATTTTAAATCATGCCATACTCATGATGTGATTGATGCCTTTGGTGTATATTATCTAAATGACTCTGAAGAAGGCGGTAAGCTTAGATTATATGATCCACGATTCTTAAATAAAAAATCATTTACCAAAGAAGCATATATAGAAATAGAACCTAAAACTGGTTTAATGGTTGTAGCTCCTTATTATATTTGGCATGAAGTTACTCCATACCTCGGAAAAGAAACGAGATATAGTTTAGTATGTAATATGGTATTTGATAATGTTGTCTAGTATAATTCCCACACAAAACGTAGATATAATAACGAAACAAAATAAAAGATCTCAAGATGGTGAGATCATTGTTACGTTATTTGAATATTGCAATCTCAGCTGTACGTTTTGTAATCAAGATCATAATAGTCTTGAAGGCATAGATACAATTTTAGAAAAAATACAGGTTGTACAGAATATTATCCAAAAAACTCCAAAGGACCATTATAGTGTGCACTTTATGGGAGGCGAAGTATTTGCTGATGGTTTGCCTGATACAGTATTTGATGATTATGTAATCTTATGCCATGAATTAAATACATGGGCGCATCAACAAAATATTAGTCTTGAAATTTGTTTTACAAGTAATATGGTCTTTGATAATAGAGAAAGATTAGATAACTTTCTTTATCAATCTAATCCTACGTTACTTACAAGCTTTGATCCAGCAGCAAGATTTAATAAAAAGAATTTTAAAATATTTCAAGATAATGTGAAGCACTACAAAGACTTTATTAAGTCTGCTAATGTGATTATGACTAGACCAACTATAAATAAGTTCATGAATGGCGACGTAGAGTTTTTTGATTATCTTTACGACAACTTCGATATATATTTTGATTATTATACACCAGAGAAAAATATGAAGTTGTTTATTCCAAATGATATTCAACTGCGCGACTTTATGATTTATATGCTTGAGCATTATCCTAAAGCTTTACCATTTGCTGATTATACAAATAAAGTAAAAAAGCAAATGAGCTGCATGGATACAATAACAATTATGCCAAACAATTCATTTGGCGCCTGTACTATACTGTTGAATAATTTTAAAAATGTAACGGCAACAAAAATCGAAATGGAACAAGAATGGTTCAAGCAATATAATTGTCTTGAATGCCCACATTTTCAATACTGTTCTATGGGATGTTTTTTGTCAAACCATATGCAAAGTTTTAGAACACAAGAAGCATGCTGGTTAAGTGAGGTTTATGATGTGGTCCACTCCAATACAAGTATTCAATAATGGATATCAAGATCCATTTGAAAGATATAAAGATTTTTTAAAAGATCATTATA